CCCCCGCCGTGACAGTGAAACAGCGGCTTGCCCTCGTCATTGATGTCTATGGAGAGTGATGGATTCTTGTCGCCGTTGCCTTTGCCGTGACCAGGTACTGGGCAAGATGCCACCCACTGACCGTTTGCTTTTTTTGCGTTGCCCAACTGTTTGGCTATTTGTTCTGCTTGCATATTGCCTCTACTTGTTCGATGCGTTGTCCGATCCACGCCATCACAGGCACTGCCATGCTGTTGCCCAAGGCTTTGTACCTTGGACCGTCTGGCGTTGGCTTGCCCTTGGCTTGGATGTCGGTGTAGTTATCGCCAAAGCCCTGCAATCTCTCGCATTCCTTTGGCGTGAGTCGGCGCACTGCCATGGCTTGTCTTATGCCAAGCCCACCGGCATTTTGAGTAACCCCATATCCTTTAGTTGTCATGGCTGGTGCAGTTTGAGTTTCTTTAATAGCATGGAAATTTTCTTCAAATCCAATGGGTTGCAATATCGCCGTACCTCCTTGATGCATTTCTGGATTGCTTGCAGATGCATCTAAAGTCTTCGATGCATGGGCATCAGTGACATGAATATCATCTTTTAATGCGCCTTTACCCGGCGAGATGTTGTAAGCAATCGGTTGCGCCACCGCATGGCTATGCCCCTTAGTTAATGTGTAGCTTGGTGCGCCGGGTACAAAGTCACCCATGCTGTGCTTATCACCCCTGCCAATGTGGTTCATGGTGTCAATGGGGATGGGTTGGGTGGCTAACAAATGTCCCTGCTCTCCATCTTGGACGCTGTTGCTTCTTCCTGTTCTGGCGCACAGGCTACCGACTGAAGAGCCTGTTCTAGTGCTGGCGGCAACTGCTTCCCCCTTGTCTCGGCTCGGCGCAGGATGCCCTTGCAAGCTGTGGCGCTCAAAAAGTACCGCTGCGGCAGGTCGCCAGTCTCCAAAGTATCCGACAACGAACACACGTTTGCGCCGCTGTGCCACTCCGAAATACTGAGCGTCAAGCACCCTGTATGCGAACCCATACCCGCATTCTGCCAACCCTCCGAGGAAGCTGCCAAAGTCCCGTCCTCCATTGGAGGACAGAACGCCGGGGACGTTCTCCCAGACCAACCAGTTGGGGCGATATTGTTTAGCAATGGCAAGATAGGTAAGCATGAGGTTGCCACGCGGGTCATCCAATCCTTTTCTGAGTCCTGCGACTGAGAATGATTGGCAGGGAGTTCCTCCAACGAGAACATCGACATCTGAGACATTCGTCCACTCCTTAAATTTCGTCATGTCGCCAAGGTTTGGCGTTTGTGGGTAATGGTGCGCCAGCACCTCAGATGGAAACCTTTCGATCTCCGAATACGCTACTGCTTCCCATCCAAGGGGATGCCATGCTACTGTTGCCGCCTCAATACCACTGCAAAGTGAGAGATATTTCATGTTGTATTTTTTTAGAGGAAAAAAAACCGCTGGTGCTACCCAGCGGTGCTTGACTTCGATCAGTTAAAACATCTCATCATCAGCCACTGCTGCGGCCATCGCAGTCTTCACCGGCGCTGGTGCTGGCGGTATGAACGGTGGCCTTGGTTGCGCCACCGGCGCTAGTGCCGCCACCTCAACAGCGTCAGCATCCATGCCAGCCGGACGGTCAATCCAACTCACGATGTTGAAGTTCGGTATGCGAGTTGTGCCTTTGCCGATCTTCTCCAACTTGCTACCGGTGTACTCCAGCACTGGCAACTTACCAGCATTGGCGGCCTGCTGCGCGGCGCAGTCCAAGTACAGCTTCTCCAGCCCCATGTTCGGGCCGACTCCTGATGAGGACCACTCGCACAGGCCGAGCGCCTTGTTGTAAAAGTGAATGATAAATCCGCGCTTGTGGTCGGTTGACGGCTGCGGGCCTTTCTTTCCAAGGCTTGCATCGGCCTGCCAATCGCGTACACCAACGCCGAGTTGCAGCCAGCCGGTTTGCACCGTGTTGATGTCAAAGACAACCTTACCGAGTTGGATTTCCTCGCCGAGATTGTTTGTCCAAGCGTTAGCTTGGGGAGAAAAGCGGATGTAGTTTCCATTACCGCCACCAGATGAGAGATTTAACATTTTGCGTTTCGCTTTCAAAAGTTTAGGGATTGCATTATTGACTGAGGCTGCGATCTCTCGCAAGCGTCAGTCCACTTGATACCTTGACCGTTAGTTCGTCCAAGATAACTCGGTTTTCCTTTGGTAGCAGTTTCTCTGCTGCCGCAGGAGTAATTAGCGTTGTTTCGAATATGTCGCTGTAAAACAAACCTATCGCTAACAGTTTTTCTCTGGCCGCATTGCCATCAATCCATTTGCGCGTAGGGCGCTTGGGTGCCAACTGCCAGCCTTGTAGCACCATGCCGTCCTTTTCCATGGCTTGCAGTGCGTGTTCCTGCACCGCTGCTATGAATTTCTCCACCAGCGGTGCTTTGTCCAGAATTGCGCTGATTTGTGCTGGTGTCAGCGCCAGCATGACCTGCTTGACTTCATCTTTGTCCATGACGGTGATGTCAGTGTTGGCGGCCACAACATCGAATTGCTGTTGCTGTGCCGGACATATTGTTTTCGCATCGCACCATTGACAGGCTGACACTGACGGTCTAAAAGATGGTGCGTCACTTATTGCATCATCAACAGCAGGCATCAGAATATTCTCTTCCCACTCACCGAGTTCATCCGCGGTCATTGTGTGGATGCGCTTTTCACCATGGTGCGGCTGGATGATCTGTAACTCAACTTCATCAATGTCAAGCCGCAGCGTTGCAATGGCGGCCAGAGCGTAGATTTTCAGCTGCTCAGTGTCAGCGTCCACCCAGCCTTTGCCGGTCTTCAAGTCTGCAATGATTAATTTCTTTTGGCTGATGGAGTGGCCGACAACGTCAGCTGTACCGCCGAGCTTAAAAATGGGAGTGTTAAACAGCGTTACCGGCACCTCAACCTTAACGCTGCCGAGTTGGTCTTGAATCGCCCATATGGCCTTCATGTGTTCCAGCGCATACAAACAGTTGTCCTCGGTCATTGTGATGTTCTCCACCGTCTGGCCGACAAACTGCATCGGGTCAGAGCCAAGCTGAAAGCAAGTCTCGGCCAGCGCGTGAATTGCGGTGCCAATGTTGGCAGCCTCACCTGATGGACGCTGCGGCACTTGAGCGCAGAGCTTTGCGGATGCAGGGCAGGCGATCCAGCGCGATGCGGATGACGGTCTGAGCCTTAATTGCTTTGCCATGAGTCTCTTTCAATGTGATGTTCGTTTAGGATGAGTTGGTACGCCAGCTGGCGCACCTCAGTGCTCGCGGCGTGACCGAGGTCCTCGGGATCAAGCAGGCGCTTAAGGAATACGACTTTGTCCTGATTGGCTTTGCGCTGCTTCTCCAGCATCTCGGCCAGCCAGACTATGTGCTGGCGCATGATGGCGCGTTCCTTGTCAGCCATTGCGGATACCCCACGCTGCTATCAATACAGCCTCTGCTCTGCCATCATCCTTGACGCGCTTGAAGTATTCCGACATTGCGGGGAATAACTCGATGGCGCGCTGTCTGGATGCGTCCTTGCCGGCGGCCTTACCCATGGCCTTCGTCCATGTTGCTGGTGCCACATAAGTCACCGGAATGTTTAGCGCGGCCAGCACGCCTTCGACTACGCCAAGACTTCGTCCAAAGCCGAACATGGCTGTCACGCCTTGCCCTGGTCGTGCTGCCGGACGTTCTACTATGGCCTGATCCGGTCTGAGGTTGCCAATGATCTCGGCCAGCAGCTGCGGTGAGACTTGCCGCTTGGTCTTCTTATTGATGTCTACGGTAAGCGTTGGCATATCCCGCACCAGCACCATCTGGCCGTCATCCAGCACCGCTATAGCGCCGTTTAAACCGCAGTCAATACCCAAGGTGCGCTTCATTTGACGGCCTCTTCCATGGCCTTGTTTAGCACCTGTAGCCGCGCTGTGATGAGCGCGTCTGCGGCCTGTTCCAAGCGGATGACTGTGGAGTAAAGTGGTTCGGTCTGACCGTTAATCCAGCGCGAGAGTTGCGCTTGGTCGATTTCTGCGACACGGCAGAGATCGGACATCCGGTAACCGGCTGACTCGATCTTGAACTTTATGTCCTGAATGGCTTGCTGTGAGACTTTCATGTGTATGATGTTAACCATGTTTTGTGGAAAGCGTCAAGTGTAAAGCAAAAAAAGGGGATCAGCGCAAACCGATCCCCATAAAGGCAACTGCTGGAAGCATGAACCAGCA